CTCTGCTCCTACTAATGATCCTAACCCTTATCCTATCTCTCTTACTCTTAATCTGGAGCGCAAGATGACAGAAAAAATCACGTCTAGAGCCTTACAGCTAATAGCCCCCCGTATTGAACAGGAGATTGAAAATCTTCGGGGGCGGATTGACACCTACACGGGAAATAAAGGCTCCCTTGAGTATGTATGTCTTAAACAAAACCTAGTAGCAGCGGAGAAGATGTATGCAGAAGCGCAGGACGAAGCACGATTTCGTGGGAAATGAACTAGCAGTTGGTGATGATGTAGTTGGTATGTATGTCGCCAAGATCCGTAAACCCGGCAGTACATGTGTGTACAAAACTAAAGCACCTACCCTCGCCTTTGCTTCTGTGGTAAGGACAGACCAACCAGAGAGGATTATGATAAGGTGGAAAGAACATGACATATTAGCCCAAATCAACCCCGACAGAGTAGTTAAAACCGCAGCAGGCAAGGGAGAATAAAATGCCAGTTTGTGTAGTAACCAGAAATGAACACCAGTCTGACTTGTCCAACGTGTTAGCCTCTATTGTGCTAGATGCTTATGCTCTTTACCGGGACTCACTCGACAGAGTGGACCCTAGCGAGGCTACAATGGAGAGGATCATAGAGAACACGACTCAGATCCAGATCTGTCAGACTGCCATACACCTAGAGAAAGGACCGGGATGGACGTAGAAGAGAAGATGGAGGTTTGCCGGAAGTTAGCTCGTAGCTTCCGGCGAGCCGACCTAGAGAAAGACCTAATTCAAGAGGGTCTGGTAGCTTGGTTAGAACATGAAGCGAAAGGTTATACTCGAATAGCAGATTTAGTTTTAGTTAGTAGAAAACGAATGCAGGATTTCATCTCATTAAGACAAAGCCCCGTACATATACCCCCCTCTGATAAAACTAGGGACAACGCTAGAGCCATTAGAAAGGGTCAGGACGCCCCCTTAGAAAACATGGACCCCTCTACCTACTATAGCCTTAGAACCGCTCTAGAGGCTTCTACGGGCATCCTAGAGGGTAATGAGGGGTCGTACATCAACGAGGTAGAGGGTCGCCTGTGGGTGCAGGATGTTTACAACATGATGCAACATAAATTAAACCCCCGGCACTATCAGATCTTCTGCCTGCGCTATGGTCCATCTGACCTCACGCAGCAACAGGTCGCTGACCGTGTTGGGGTGTCTGTAGTTGCAGTCAAAAAGGCAGAGGCTAAGATAAGGGACATACTAGGTATGCTAAAAAAGAATGATACCTAAATTTTTGAAAGAGGCTTATAATAAACTACAAGGAATAATAAGGGAGAATAGACATGACAGAGATAACACACCAACCATGTCCTCATCCAAACTGTAAAAGCTCAGATGCTTTCAGCTATAACACAGTTAAGCAGACTGGTTACTGTCCAAGCTGTAGGAATGCGTATCCAGCAAAAGGTGTGAGATACGATCAAGAGACACTGGAGAAATTCCCTTTGAGACACCAACAAACCCAATATCCGTTAGAAGAGGTAGATCAAGGGGATTTCGACAGAGAGTTACAGTTTACTCCGAAAGCTATTAAAGAGGATGTGGGTGGTGAATATGTAGCAATTAGGGGGGTACACTCATGGGTCATGGAGATCTATGGTGTTAAGACCTTTAAAGGTAAAGACGGTCCGATAAAGCAAGAGTACGTCTATCCTTCTGGCGGTAAGAAGATCCGGTACTGGCCCAAAAGTTTCAGTGCAGAGAACCTCAGGATGGATGAGCTGTTCGGGATGAATCTGTGGAACGCAGGGTCAGCTCGTTTTGTTACGGTGACAGAGGGTGAACTCGACGCCTTATCTGTTTACCAGATGCTTAAATCTAAATCTAAGTTTGAGAATCCTGTAGTTTCCCTGCCATCAGCAGCTCCGTCACGGGCTTTGTGGGAGAAGTGTGGTGAGTGGCTGAATAGCTTTGAGAAGATTATCCTATCTGTAGATAATGATGAGCCGGGGAATGCCCTTGCCGCTAAGATGGCTAACCTGTTCCCCAACAAGGTCTACCGGGTTCCCCACGATAAATTCAAAGATGCTAATGAATTTCTTCAGGCGGGTGAGATAGAGGCATTCAAGACGGCTTGGTATGGGGCCAAGAAGTTTGTCCCAGAGAACATCCTCAACACCACTGACCAGTTCCTCAGTCTGTATCGGGACACCCCAGAACACCAGTATGTCCCCACCGGCATTCAGGCCCTAGACGATAAGATCATGGGTTTGATGCAGGGACACTTCACAGTGATGAAGGCTCCTACTGGCGTAGGTAAGACGGAGGTGATGCGTTACCTTGAATACAACCTAATTAAACAGAAGGTGCCTTTTGCCTCTTGGCACCTAGAGGAGACTAAGCTGCGTAGCCTGCTTGGTTTGGTTAGCTACCATAAAAGAAAGAACCTTACCCGGCGGGATCTGATTGATGAAGAGAATGCAGAATCAGACGTAGAGCAGGCTATTGTTGAGCTGACTACTGATGAGACTTTCTTCCAGTTCTACATGCCAGACGGGCAGGGAACTGATGAGCTGATTGATCAGATCCGGTTCTTCAGAGAGGCCTGTGACTGTAGATACATCTTCTTTGAACCTATCCAAGATGTTGTAGCTGGCCTCACAGAGGCCTCCAAGGAAGAGATACTGGCAGACCTGTCCATCCGATTGTCTAAGCTGGCTGCTGAGTTGAATGTGGGCATTGTGACCATCGCTCACACAAACGAGACAGGAGACCCAAAGTATTGTAAGATGATTGGGCAGAGAGCTTCTGTTATTATTGACCTGCACCGGGACAAAGAGGCAGACAGCTACGAAGAGAGGAACACCACCTACCTTACTGTGCAGAAGAACCGCCCTTGCAGCGAAGAGGGTTCTGCCGGTAAGCTCAAGTTCGATCCATATACGTTTACACTTAGGGAAATTGTGTGATGATCATCTTTGACGTAGAAGCAGATAATCTCCTTGAGGATGCCACCAAGATTCATGTAGTGAGCTGGATGGATAACGGGGAGCTGAACTGGACCTATGACTATGATCGTATGCGTAAGCTGTTCACTGAGGCTGAGGTCTTAGTCGGTCACAACATCATCCGGTTTGATATCCCGCTAGTGGAAAAGATCCTCGGGATTAAGGTTAAGGCCAAGCTAGTCGATACACTTGCACTGGCTTGGTACATTCACTGTGATCGACCACGACATGGACTGGAGGGCTATGGAAACGACTACGGAGTACCGAAACCTGTCGTTAAGGACTGGGAGAACCTAACACCAGAGGAGTATCGACACCGATGCGAAGAAGACGTGAAGATAACCGTAAGACTCTACAAAGAGCTACAGGACCACTTGTTAAAGCTGTATCCCGACGAAACGGAACGGGAAAGGTTCGTACAATACTTGTCATTCAAGATGGACTGCGCACGGCAGCAAGAAGCCCTTGGATGGAAGCTGGACGTGGAAAAGGCTCAGTCTCACTACGACGAACTCTTGAGGCTCAAAGAAGAAAAAACAGAGCAACTCGCCGAAGCTATGCCCCGGCAGAGGATTACCAAAACAATAAACAAACCGGCTAGGATGACCAAAGCTGATGGTAGCTTAACGGTCTTTGGGGAACGATGGCAGGCGCTACTAGCTGAAGCTAAGTTCCCCCCTACCACTGTAGGCCCTATCACTGTCACAGACAGATACGACAAAGCCAACCCTAACTCTAATGATCAGGTTAAGGAGTGGCTGAGGGCCTTGGGGTGGAAGCCTGCCACTTGGAAGTTCGTCCGGGGTAGGGATGGCGAGGAGAGGATGATAGAGCAGGTCAGGAACGGTTCTGAGCTTTGCGATAGTGTCAAAGCCCTAATTCCTCAACACCCGTCTGTGGGCCTTCTAGACGGCCTTACGGTGATCAACCACAGACTTGGTATCTTCAAGAGCTATCTGGACTGTCATAGAGATGGTGTAGTTAAGGCTGAGATAGCTGGCCTGACCAATACCCTGCGGTTCAAGCATGCAAAGCCTCTGGTAAACCTACCCGGTGTTGATAAGCCGTGGGGTGCAGAGATCCGGGGGTGCCTGATAGCACCTGAAGGCTTTACCCTGTGTGGTGCCGATATGACCTCGCTAGAGGATACAACCAAGCGGCACTATATGCAGCCTATTGACCCTGATTATGTAGCTGAGATGAGCAGGGAGGGCTTCGATCCTCACCTTGACTTGGCAAAGCACGCCGGTGTGATCAGTCAGGATGATATCGACATGCACAACTCTGGTGAGCGAGACCTCAAAGCCCTGCGTAAAAACTACAAGGTGGTAAACTACTCAGCCACCTATGGCGTGGGGGCTAAGAAGCTGAGTCGGACAACAGGGCTTTCTGTAGTAGACTCTAAAAAGCTACTCGATGCCTTCTGGAGCCGTAACCATGCCATTGTAGAGGTCGCTGAAGGCCTCAACACCAAAGAGGTATATGGCAGGACATGGCTTAAGAACCCGGTCAGTGGCTTCTACTACAGCCTGAGGAGCGACAAGGACCGCTTCTCTACTTTGAACCAGTCAACAGGCGTCTTCTGCTTTGATAGCTGGGTGGCCCTGTGCAGACAAAATGGCGTTAAGACCATTGGTCAATTCCACGATGAGGTGATAGCCCTCGTAGGAAATGGAGAGGAACAAATGGTGAGGGGGACGATGGAAAATGCCATCACTCAACTCAACAAAAGACTACAACTCAACGTGCCTCTTGGTATTGATGTGCAGTTTGGAATAAACTACGCAAAAATTCACTAAAAAGTATACCTTTTAGGTCAAAAGAGGCTTATACTATAGTACGAGCCAAAAAAGGAGAATCCGACATGGCT